ATGACCGCCCCTACAGAGAAGGACGAGGGTGCGGCGGTGGACGGGACGGGCGGACACAAGGTCCGCCCCTACAGAGAAGGATGGGGGGCGGAGGAATTCGGCATTCGGAATTCGGCATTCGGCATTTAACATTAGGGAGCAGGTATGGAGATTCGGGTATCACAGCTGATCGGCGGTGGGTTTCGGGAGAGTCGGCAGGCACTGAGAAACGGCGCCGGTGAGCTTATTGAATACGGCGGCCGCGGCAGCGGCAAGTCCAGCTATTTATCTGTGGAGCTGATATTGCAGCTTCTGAAGCATCCCGGCTGTCACGCCGTGGCGGTGCGAAAGGTGGCAAACACCCTCCGCACCAGCGTATATGCGCAGCTGCAATGGGCGGTCACCGTACTGGGGCTGCATTCCAGATTCCGGTTTTGTCTGAGTCCGCTGGAAATGGAATATCTGCCCACGGGGCAGAAGATCCTCTTTTTCGGCATGGACGATGCCGGAAAGCTTAAGTCTTTGAAGCTGCCCTGGGGCTATGTGGGCATTCTCTGGTTCGAGGAGCTGGATCAGTTCCACGCGGAGGAGGTTCGCTCCTGCGAGCAATCCGTTCTCCGTGGCGGCGAGTTCGCGCTGACGCTGAAAAGCTTCAACCCACCCCCGGACAAGCTTCACTGGGTCAACTGTCTGGAGGATAAGCCCGGGCGCTTTTTCCACCGCAGCACCTATCTGGAGCTGCCCCAAAGCTGGCTGGGTCAGCGGTTTTTGCAGGATGCGGAGCATCTGAAACGGGTCAATCCCGTTCTTTACGACAACGAGTATCTGGGTCTGCCGGTGGGAGATGGCGCGCGCGTCTTCCCCAACGTGGTGCTGGAAGCCTTCGAAAAGGGCTTCGATTCCTCCGTTTGCGGCGTGGACTGGGGCTGGTGGCCGGATCCCTGGGTCTTTGTGCGTGTGGCCTTTGACGGTCGGGAGAACAGGCTTTACATCCTGGACGAGCTGCGGAAAAACTGCTGCGGCAACGAGGAAAGCGCACGGCTGGTGGCGCAGCGCATCCCCACCGACACGGTGATCCTGGCCGACAGCGCCGAGCCCAAGAGCATTGCGGACTACCGCGCCTACGGCCTCAACTGCCGCCCGGCGCCCAAGGGCGGCGGCAGCCGCAGGTACGGCATCAAGTGGCTGCAGAGTCTGGATGCCATTGTCATTGACCCCAAGCGCTGTCCACATACAGCCGCGGAATTTGCCGCCTGGTGCTACGCCGACGGCGTGCTGCCCGACGGTGACGACCACCACATCGATGCGGTCAGGTATGCCTGTACCCGGTTTTGGAGAAAAAACGCGGCGCGGTAAGCGTGGACGATTTAACCCCTCAGTCAGCAAGATGACAGCGCGTTTTCGGGGTGCGGCGGTGGACGGGACGGGCGGACACAAGGTCCGCCCCTACAGAGAAGGACGAGGGAGCGCAAAGTAGTTCATAGTTACGAGTTACAAGTTACGAGTTGATGCCGGTTTTTTGGAAAATAACTAGTAACTTGTCACTTGTAACTATTAACTGGAGGAGATTGCCACGCCAGTGTGCGCACTGGCTCGCAATGACAGAAAAAGACGGAGGGTGCGGAGGAATTCGGCATTCGGCATTCGGCATTTAACATTGGGCATTTGGCATTCGGCATTACTTAGGAGGAGAGCATGGATATTTTGAATTTGGAGCAAGGGTTCGGGGCGGCGGAGTGCGGCTCGGCGGCCATGGCGCAGGCACGGCAGAGCTGGTTCGACTGCTACTATGACGCTTCCGTTTTGCGTCTGCCCTACACCATCGTACGCAAGCTGGTACGCGCCGTCTTTGCGGAGTATCAGCCCCAGGGGGCGCTGGTGCAGGCCATTCCGGAGCGCTCCCTCATGGAGCTGGCGCTCATCGGCGGCGAAAGCTATCTAAAGCCCGTATTTGACGGCACGTGGCAATGGCGTGTCATTCCTCGCAGCGGCATTCTGGTCTTTGCCAGAGATCATCAGGGCGAGCCCACCGATGTGGGTCTGATGGAGCGCCGCAAGGAGGGGCGTCACTACTACACCCTTTTGGAGCGTCGGCAGGTAGAAAACGGCGTATTGACTGTGACCAACCGGTTATTCCGCAGCCTTTCGGAGTATGAGCTGGGTCGGGAAGCTCCGCTGTCCGCCTGCGATGCCTTTGCGGCCTTGCCGGAGCTGTATCGGTATCCCGGCACGGTGGGCGTGGGGCTTGTGCGGCTGAAGACCCCCATGACCAACTGCATCGACGGCAGCGGCGAGGGCGTCAGCGTTTTTGCACCTGCCATGGAGCTGATCCGGGCGCTGGAGGAAAACGAGGCGCAGCTGGAAAGTGAATTCCGCAACGGTCGCAGCCGTCTTGTGGTCAGCCGGGATATGCTTCGGGGCGGCCAGCTCAGCGACGAGCTGTTCGTGGCGCTGGACGACAGCCCCGAAACGGTGGGCATTACGGTGTTTTCTCCGGAGCTGCGGCAGGGAAGCTTTCTGGAACGGCAGCAGAGCTATCTGCGCATGGTGGAAAATGTGATCGGGTTGAAGCGTGGCCTTTTGGGCGAGGTGGAAGCCGCCCAGCGCACCGCTACCGAGATCACCTCCACCGAGGGCGAGTATGTGACCACCCTGACGGAGCTGCGCGCCTGCTTCGAAAAGGCCGCCCGTGAGGCGGCCGCGCTGGTGGCAAGCATGGGCGGTGCGGAGGAGACCGTCAGCATCCAATGGGGCGACAACGTGGTGGGTAATTGACAAATAACCCCTCAGTCAGCTTCGCTGACAGCTCCCCTAAAGGGGAGCTTAATAACCTCCCCTGCAGGGGAGGTGGCACGGCGTAGCCGTGACGGAGGGGTTGTAGAGGGTCGAATAACCCCTCAGTCGCCTGCGGCGACAGCTCCCCTACAGGGGAGCTTGGGGACGGGCGGACACAAGGTCCGCCCCTACAGAGAAGGACGAGGGTGCGGAGGAATTCGGCATTCGGCATTCGGCATTCGGCATTTATGAGATTGCCACACCAGTCTGCGGACTGGTTCGCAATGACAGAAAAAGACGGAGGGTGCGGAGGAATTCGGCATTCGGCATTCGGCATTAAACGTTTGGCATTTACGGGAGGTTTTATGGACAAGGAATTTTTGGAAAACTTAGTGGGTGCGGAGGCGGCGGAGACCATCTGGCAGAAGCATGAACAGCAGCTGCAGGCGCTGCGCTGCTCCCACGCCATCTCTTTGGCGGTCCGATCCGCCGGTGGGCGCAACGAAACTGCCATCCGCGCCCTGATCAACGATGGAGACATTCTGGCGTCAGAGGATATGAACGCGGCTGCCGCCTCCGCCGTGGAGGGTCTGAAGCGGGAGCACGGCTATTTATTCTGCACGCCGGTGGTCACTTCCCCAGGCACGGGAACTGCCATTCCCGGCCGTACCGACATGGAGGCTTTGGGCAAGATGTCCATGGCCGAGTACCGTAAGTTCAGAAACAGATAAATTCTAATTTATCGTTGCGTCTATCGAACAACGCATGTCATTGCGAGGAGTCGCCATAGGCGACGACGTGGCAATCTCATGGACTTTCGGTATCTTTTTAGATTGCCACGCCAGTGTGCGCACTGGCTCGCAATGACAGAGGAATATTGAAACTGTGCGATAAATTGGAATTTGGACGAGAAAAGGAGATCGATTATGGAGAACAATATTTTTCTGACCCCTGAGGTGGTTGCCAAGGAGGCACTGATGGTGCTGACCGGCAATCTGGTGATGGCGGATCTGGTGCATCGTGACTACGCCAACGAGTTCGTGGCTGTGGGCGACACCGTTTCCATCCGCAAGCCTGCCCGTTTCGCCGCCAAAAACTTCACCGGCACCACCGAAAGTCAGGACATCACCGAAGCCAGCGTTCCCGTGAAGCTGGATCGCTTCCGTGATGTGACCGTTGCGGTGACCAGCAAGCAGATGGCGCTGGACATCGCCGATTTTTCCAAGCAGGTGGTAGAGCCTGCCATGCAGGCCATCGCGCAGGCCATCGACGAGGATCTGCTGGCGGTGGGCGTTTCTCAGGCCGCCTTCGTCAAGGAGGGCGACAAGGACGCCTCTGATCTTTCCGATCTGGCAGCTCTGGCAAAGCAGCTGGATCTGCAGAAGGCGCCTGCCGCGGATCGTGCTCTGGTGCTGCATCCTGAGCACAAGTATCGCTACGCGCTGACCGACAATCTGTCCGCCGTCAGCTACGCCGGCGACAACCAGTGTCTGCGTGACGCGCTGCTGGGTCGCATCTACACCCTGGACACCTACATGGACCAGAACGCCCCCGACTCCGCTGCCGAGGTTCCCGGCGACGCCGCCGCCTTCACCATCACCGGCAAGGCCGGCGAAAGCGTGGTCACCGTCAGCGGTGAGGGCTCTGTGGCTGCCGGCGACGGCTTCATTCTGGGTGGCTATCTGTACCGCTTCACCCAGGGCGGCAGCGGTCAGCTGTCCATCGACCAGAAGCTGATGCAGGATGCCGAGGGCGAAAGCGTCTACTGCGTCAACTGCCCCAACTCTCTGGCCTTCCATCGCAACGCGCTGGCGCTGGTCACCCGTAATCTGAGCCTGCCCATGGGCGCAAGCCGTGCCGCCTACGCCGAGGCCAACGGTCTGGGTGTGCGTGTGGTCTATGACTACGACTCCGCAACCAAGACCGACCTGATCAGCTTCGACATCATCTACGGCATCGCTGCTCTGGAGCCTAAGCTCATCTGCGCCCTGAAGGGATAAGCAATTGACAAATTAACCCCTCAGTCGGCTACGCCGACAGCTCCCCTAAAGGGGAGCTTGTAACCCCTCAGTCGGCTGCGCCGACAGCTCCCCTGCGAGGGGAGCTTAATAACCTCCCCTTTAGGGGAGGTGGCTTTGCGGAGCAAAGACGGAGGGGTTGTAGAATACGGTTTAACCCCTCAGTCGGCTACGCCGACAGCTCCCCTACAGGGGAGCTTGGGGGTGGAGGTAGTATGGAGGCATTTTACAAGACTGTTTACGGCGGCGCCATGACCTCGCCGCAGCTGTATCTGGCAAGGGCGGAGGACAAGCTGCGCCTTTATGAGCGCTGCTTTCAGGTCACCGAGGCCGTGCCGGATGGCCGCAAAATGGCCATCTGCGCCATGGCCGAAGCTATGGAATATTTCGAAACCGCCCAAAACGGCAGAGGCGGTCTGCGGTATGCGTCTGTGGGAACGGTGTCCGTCAGCGGAAAGGGCATCTACTCCGCTGTGGACATCAGCCCGGCGGCGCAGGAAAAAGAGCTGTACCGCTGCGCCTGCACCTATCTGGACATCTGCCGCGCTGTGAGATAAGTTCCAATTTTTCGGCCTCTTTCGACATTTACCGTAGGGGAGCACCTCGTGTGCTCCCGGCGGTACAACATTTCGTTTTTTGACGAAGCTGCATACGAAATCGTAACATTGTACAACGGGCGGACACGAGGTCCGCCCCTACGGATTCTATCGGTAGGTGTTCGATAAACCGGAATTGGACAACAGAAAGGAGGGCGTATGCTGCGATTTACGAACGAGCTGCCTTTTGATTTTGGCTTATGCTGCCAGAGCGTGACGGTGTATCACCGGGAGGGCTTGACCCGTCAGCTCAGCGGCGTACATTTGGAATTTGCGGTGGAGGACAGCACCAACGCCGCCGTCACGGAGCGCTCGCTGCCGTTTCTGCTGGTCTGTCCGGTGGATGTGGCCTTCGCGCCCGGCGACCGCATCGTTTATGAAGGGCAGGAGCTGCTGGCAAAAACTGTGAAAAGACGGGTCTTTGCAGGCCGTTTCTCCCACTGGGAGGTACGTGGATGACAGAACAGATCAAACAGTGGATCACGGATTTCGCCGCCTTTGGTGAGCCATCCGTGGATGCGCTGGACGCAGGAAAGGGCTGCGGTCTCTTTCCCATGGGCAAGAAGGTGCTGGCGCAGCGGGAGGATATTCTGGGCGTGAGCCTGCGTTCTGTCCGCTACCACTGGCGGCTGAAGGTGCATCTGCCCAAGGATCCCCGTCTGGGCGATGACCGCGGCGCTGCCATGCTGGCGGCGCTGGACGACTGGCTGACGGTGGTTTCCGGCAATCGGGTGTGCATGGAAAATGCCCGTCTGGCCGCGCAGGACGGCGCAATGGCTCGCTACGAGGCGGAGCTGTATTTGGAAACGGAGATATAAAGCCCGGTTTAACCCCTCAGTCGCCTGCGGCGACAGCTCCGTTTGCGGTGCCCGGCAGAAACTTCGCCTGACGGCGCAGGCTCGTTTCTTGCCGACCGCTGCACACACTGCGCCTGCCCTTGCCTCCGCCACCGGCGGCGGGCAGGCTCGTGGCCCCTAAAGGGGAGCTTGGGAAAACCTCCCCTGCAGGGGAGGTGGCACGGCGCAGCCGTGACGGAGGGGTTGTAGAAAGTAACCCCTCAGTCAGCTTCGCTGACAGCTCCCCTACAGGGGAGCTTGGGGAAACCTCCCCTTTAGGGGAGCTATTGGAGCGATAAATTGGAAATTGAAAGGAGAAGCTATGAAGATCGAACGAAAGTACATGGCTCACTACATCGAGGCAGGTGACGGCGTTTATGTCCGTCTGGGCGCGGATCTGGAGGAGTACGCGCCGGAGATGTCCGCCTCTGTGGAAAAGAGCAAGAACATTCTGGGGCAGACCTCCGTGGCCATCACCGGCTACGAAAAGTCTGCCACCGTGGAGCCCTATTTTGCCCGGAAGGGTGACCCCCTCTTTGCGCGTCTGCAGGCCATCATCGATGGCGCTCTGGTGCTGGATGCCCTGAAGACCCATGTGGTGGAGGTCAAGCTGTGGGAGGAGGACGAGGGCGGCTTCCCGGCTGTGAGAGAAGAGGCCTATCTGGAGGTCACCTCCTACGGCGGCAACACCGATGGCTATCAGATCCCCTTCGTGATCCATTACACCGGCGCCAAGGAGCAGGGCAGATTCAACATCGAAACCAAAAGCTTTACCAATTGACAATTGACAATGGACAATTGACAATTTGACCCCTCAGGCGGAGAGCGTAGGGGCGGACCTTTGTGTCCGCCCGGTCGTTTTGCGGAACAAAACGACATCGCCACAAGGCGATAATCGAGTATTTCCTGCGGAAATTCCAATATTTGCGATGCAAATATTAGACGGGCGGTCGATGACCGCCCCTACAAGGGGAACGGATTGCGTGCCGCCTTGCAATGACAGAAGAATTGGGAGAAGAGTATGGAAAAAATCAGTTTTGACAACGGTATCAAGTCCTACAAGGTGGGCGGTGGGGTATTGCGGTTCAATCCTGCCGATCCTGCGCTGTACAGCCGCTTTCTGGAGGCGGCGCAGGCGCTGCAGCAGCTGCAGCCCGGCAATTTCGAGGAGGCGGACAGCGCCATCCGCGCCCAGCTGCAGAAGGTTTTTCCCGATGGGGATCTGGCTGCTGTTTTCCCGGGCAATCTGCTGGCCATGTGCAGCAACGGCAAGCTGCTCATTGAGAACTTTCTGGAGGCCATGGAGCCGGTTCTGCTAAACGGCGTGCGGAGCTACAGCCGATGAATCTGTGGGTTTTGCCCTGCAAGGCGGTTTTGGGCGGCAAGGAGTTTGACATCCGCAGCTCGTGGCGTGATGCCATGACAATTTTGACCATTCTGGACGGTGACGGGCCGGAGTGGGCGCGGTGGTTTCGGGCCATCGACCGCTTTTATGTGCAGACCGTTCCCAACGAGCTGCTGGGGGAGGCGGCACGGTTTTTAGAGCATTTCCTCACCGCCGGTCAGACCGGCACGCCCGGCCCAAAGCGCATGGACTGGCAGCAGGACGCCATGGAGATCATTTCCGATATCAACCGGGTGGCAGGTCGGGAGGTTCGGGAAACGGATGTCCACTGGTGGACCTTTCTGGCTTGGTTCCACGCCATTGGGGAGGGGCAGCTGTCGGCGCTGGTGAGTTTGCGGACAAAGCTGGCTCGGGGCGAAAAGCTGTCCGACGCGGAACGGGAATTCTACATGGCAGACCCCCAAAAGGTGCGCCTTGCCGTTCCCGATTCCCCCGAAAAGCAGGCACTGCTCAGGAGAATGGACGGCTGAGAATTTAACCCCTCAGTCAGCTTCGCTGACAGCTCCCCTGCGAGGGGAGCTAGAAAACCTCCCCTTTAGGGGAGGTGGCACGGAGCAGCCGTGACGGAGGGGTTGTAGAAAGTAACCCCTCAGTCAGCTTCGCTGACAGCTCCGTTTGCGGTGCCCGGTGGGTGTCCTCGGCGACGGCGCGCCTTCGTCCCCCACCGACCGCTGCACACACTGCGCCTGCCCTTGCCTCCGCCACCGGCGGCGGGCAGGCTCGTGGCCCCTGCGAGGGGAGCTTGTAACCCCTCAGTCAGCTTCGCTGACAGCTCCCCTACAGGGGAGCTTTTGGGGCGAAAAATTGGAATTTGTGGAGGTGAAAGTATGGAAATGTTCATAGATCCCGGCGGTGCGGAGGAAAGCCGCCGTCAGCTGCAGGAGCTGGACAAGCAGCTGCTTGTTCTGCGTCTGTCCGCCGGGAAGCTGGAGGCGGCGCTGCGGCGGTGCTTTGCGCCCCTGGCGGCGCTGGTGCTGCCGGCGGTGACCGGCGCGGTGCGCACCTTGACCGCCTTTTTTAACGACGCGGCGGCGGTTCTGGCGGAGCTGTTCGGCTTCACCCGTCGGGAGGCCGACAAGACGGTCCGCTTCAGCACCAAGGCGCTCAAGCGCTCGCTGGCAGGCTTCGACCAGCTGGAGCGTCTCAGCGGCAGCTCCGGCAGCGGCAGCTACACCGTTCCCGGCGAGGTCCTCAAATTCCCTGAGCGTCTGCGTCCGGTGGTGGACAAGCTCCTGCAGCTCATCAAGCCCTTGCAGGAGCTGGATTTCACGGCGGCCTCCCAGGCCTTTGACCGTCTGAAGACCGCCGTGTCCGGCATCACCCGTCAGCTGTTTTCCGCGCTGGAGTGGGTGTGGTTCAATGTGCTGGTACCCGTTGCCCAGTGGGGCGTGGAGCAGGCGCTGCCCGTTTTTCTGGACACGCTGGCCACCGCCTTTACCACGCTGGGCATCATTTTGGACAAGGTGCGGCCGGTGCTGAGCTGGCTTTGGAACGAGCTGCTGGTGCCGCTGGGTCAGTGGGCTGGCGAAGTGGTACTGTCGGCCATGGGTCAGCTGAACGACAAGCTGCGCATTCTGGGCGAGCACGCCGCCAAAAGTGACGAGCGCATCGCTGCCTTCGTCACGAAGCTGTCGGAAATGAAGGACGCCGTTTTGCAGGCACGCAGCCCCGTGGAGGGCTTCGAGGGCGTGCTGGGCAAGCTCAAAGCCATGGCAGGCGGCCTCAAGACCGCCTTCGAGGGTGTGGCGACCGCCGTGGGCACGGTGGCAGGCAAGTTCAGAACCTTGTTTGAGGGTCTGCCCAACTCCTTCCGCACGCTGGCCAACGGCCTGATCTCCGTGCTGAACACCGCCATCAGCGCGGTGGAAAAGGGCATCAACGCCATGGTGCGTGTGCTGAACAGCTACAAGGTGACCATCCCGGCGTGGGTGCCGGGGCTGGGCGGCAAGACCTTCTCGGTGCAGGCCAGCACCGTGGATCTGCCCTCCATCCCCTATCTGGCGAAGGGTGCCGTGCTGCCTGCCAACAAGCCCTTTCTGGCCATGGTGGGCGATCAGAAAAACGGCACCAATGTGGAAGCGCCCCTTGCCCTCATCGAAGAAGCGCTGGCCAATGTGCTGGGCTCCGGCGTGGGGCAGGACAATGCCTGCCGGCTTCTGGAGCGCATTCTGGGGGCGGTGCAGAGCATTCAGGTGGGTGACGAGGTCATTGGCCGCGCCGCCCGTCGGTACGAGGACCGCATGGCGGTCATGGGAGGTGTACTGTGAGAAGTCTGGATACGGTTTATGCCGTGGACGGCGAGCCCATGCTGGCGCCTGACGCGGATGTGGAAGTGAGCGAGCAGGATCTGGACGGCGCTTCCGCCGGCCGTGACGAGGGCGGCTTCATGCACCGTGTGGTGGTGCGCCATAAGGTGCGCACGTGGAGCTTTACCTACAGCCTGCTCAGCGCCGAGGAGCTGGCGTACCTGCAGAATCTGTTTGCGTGGAAGGCCACCTTCCGCTTTGCCTTTGACGGCGGCGAATGCACGGCCTATTGCGCGCGGCGGTCGGTGCGCCTCCACGACCGCACCCGTGGCGTGTATAAAGCGCTGCGGTTCGATATCATCGAATGCTGATACGATTGACAATTTAACCCCTCCGTCACGGCTGCGCCGTGCCACCTCCCCTGCAGGGGAGGTTATTAAGCTCCCCTGTAGGGGAGCTGTCAGCGAAGCTGACTGAGGGGTGATCAGTCAGCGTTGTTTTGGAGGTTTTATGATACACACATTAACACTACCGTCCGGGGCGGTCATTGGCTCCGGGGTGGGGGAGCCTGCCATCCGCAGCGTGCAGCTGACCGCCTCCGTGGGGTCGGCGGAGCCGGGCGGTGTGCAGGCCGCCGAGCTGGACATCACGCTGTTCGGCGACCTTTCCGTAGAGGCCGGTGACCGGCTGGTGCTGTCCGATGAAACCGGGCAGGTGGGCGTGTTTTTTCTGCGGAAGGTGCTGTCTCCGGCGCCGGGGCAGAAGCAGCTGCTTGCCTACGATGCGGTGCAGAAGCTGGATGCCGATGCCGACCCCTTTCTGGACGGTCTGACCTTCCCCGTGGCCTTGGGGGATCTGGCACGGTCGCTGGCGGCGTATTTCGGTCTGGAGCTGACCGGAACACTGCTGAACGCCGACTATGAGGTGCCGCAATTTCACTACCGTGGCATCACCGGGCGGCAGCTCATGGGCTGGATCTGTCAGGCAGGCGGCAGGTTCTGCGTGGCAGACGGTGACGGCCTGCGCCTTGACTGGTTCCAATCCTGCGATATTACGCTGCGTGAGGGGACGGACCGGTTTGTCTATCAGGACAGCCTGACGCTGGCGGACTACGCCGTGCCGCCGGTTTCGCAGGTGGTCATCCGTGACAGCGCAGCCGATGTGGGAACGGCGGCAGGGGAGGGCGCGGCGCTGTACATCACCGGTAACCCTCTGCTCTGCGGCGACAATACGCAGGCCGCCCAGACCCTTCTGGATGCCCTTTCCGGCTTTTCCTACACGCCCTGCACCCTTTCCACCAACGCGCCTCTGCTGCCCGGACAGCTCTACAGCCTGAACGGATGCACCTGCGCCGCCGTCACCGTTACCCGAAAGGACGGCAGATATCAGGTCACCGCCCCCGGCGAGGCGGTGCGCGGTACCAATCCCACCGGCGTCACCCAGCGTCTGGCAGGCCGTGTGCTGGAGCTGGATCTGGGTCTGCAGCAGGTGCAAAGCCGCATGGCGGAATTTGCACTCGATGCGGCGAAGGTCAGCCAGCTGACCCAGAATGTGGATCATATCACGGCGCAGGTGGCGGTGCTGAAGACCGGCGAGGAGGCCATGGGCCGCACGCTGGAGGAGCTGCAAAACACCGCCAGACAAAGCTTCGCCCAGATGTCTTTGCGCTCCGATGCGCTGGAGCTGACCGTGGGTGCGCTGGAGCAGGGTCTGCAGGACAAGGCGGATGCCGCTGAGGTGAATGCCCTGACGGAGCATTTCCGCTTTGACGGGGAGGGTCTGACCATCACCGACAGCCAAAGCGGCATGGGCATCACGGTGTCCGAGGAGGCGGTGGTCTTTACCGGCGGTCAGCCCACCACACGCATCACCCCCACGGGGCTTGTGACCACCGAGGCCAGTGTGGAAGACCGGCTGCGCATGGGCAATTTTACCTTCCTGCCCCGTACCGGCGGCAACCTGAGCCTGCGCTGGATACAGAATAATTGACAAAATAACCCCTCCGTCACGGCTGCGCCGTGCCACCTCCCCTAAAGGGGAGGTTAACTAGCTCCCCTGTAGGGGAGCTGTCAGCGAAGCTGACTGAGGGGTAATCATTCGGCATTCGGCATTCGGCATTCGGCATTCAGCATTCGGCATTCGGCATTCGGCATTTGAAAAGAGGAAAGGGAGTATTATGGAAAATATCACGCTATCTACGGCGGTATTTTACAAGGCCGGCAAGGCCGGCGTGTCCGGCGTGGTGGGCTACGAATCCGGGGCAGCCCGAATTGCCCGTCACAGCTTCGTCTCACCGGAAAGCGGCGCGTCGGAGCTTCGTCTGGCCTTCAGCGGCAACTGGGTGGGCAAGGGCGACAGACCCAAGCTGGCCTTTTACATCGGCACAGACCCCGATAGCCACGGCAATGCCGGTACCGACGCCCCTCGCACCGGCACGCTGACGCTGCAATCGGACTATTTGTCCTACGCAGGCGCGGCGCAGGTGATGCTGCTGCCGGGTGTGACCTACTATGTGTGGGTATTTCCCACCACCAAGACCTTCGGCTGGGTGTACTGGAGTCAGGATGCCGGTGACGCGGTGGCCTCCCTCTCCGGCGGCGCGCTGTCCACGCTGGCGGTGACGGACGGCACGCTGGGTCAGCCCCAGAGCCTGCACGTCACCCGTTACACCGACTATCCCCACAGCATCTACTGCACCCTTGGCACGGAACGGGTGACGGTCTGCGAAAATTCCACCGATGCGGACATCACCTGGACGCCGCCCCTGACCCTTGCTGCCCAGCTGCCCCAAAGCCGCAGCCAGCAGGCGCAGTATACCGTCGTGACCGGGGATGTGGGTCAGACCCAGACATCGGCAACGCTGACCGTGCCGGATACCCTGACCCCCACGGTCAGCTTTACATGGCGTGACGCCACCGACAGCCCCTTCCTGCTGCAGAACCGGTCGAAGCTGACCCTTTCCGTGGAGGCATCGGGCGCTTACGGCGCCGCCATCCGTTCTGTGGCCGTCACGCTGGACGGTAAGGCCTACACCGGTCAGCTCCTGCAGCAGGCAGGCAGCCGGGAGCTGGCGGTCACCGTCACCGACAGCCGCGGCCTGACCGCAAGAGCCGACCAGACCCTTACGGTGACCGCCTACACCCAGCCGCACATCACCCTGCACGGCAGCCGCTGTGACCAGGACGGCACGGCCAACGACATGGGCGAGTTCGTGCACCTCACCGCCGCCTTTACCTTCACGGCGCTGGATACCGGGAACCGACCCGTGCTCACGCTGGCCGGTGAAACGGTCTACCCCACGGAAAGCGGCAGCTGCAGCACCATCCTGCCTGCCCCCTCGGTGACCTCGCCCCTGTTTGAAGCGACCCTCACCGATGGCGTTCCGGCCACAGCCACGGCACGGTTCCAACTGTCCATCGGCTACGCCACGCTGGACTTTCTGGCAGGCGGCAAGGGCATCGCCTTCGGCACTACGGCCACAGCCCCCGGCTTCACCTGCGCCATGGACACCGACTTCTGCGGCAAGGCGGTGACGGGGCTTCCCCGACCGGCTTCTCCCACCGCCCCGGTGACGAAGGAGAGCCTGCTGGAGCTGGTCTACCCCGTGGGCAGTATCTATATTTCCTGCAATGATGCCGACCCGTCGCTGCTGTTCGGCGGCGAATGGGAGCGCATTCAGGATCGGTTTTTGCTGGCGGCCGGCAGTGTCGCCGCCGGTGCCACGGGAGGCAGCGACACCCACTTCCATACCCTCAGTGACGGCGCCATCGCCCTGATCAACCACCATGACGGCAAGTTCTGGTTCTACGAAAAGGACGGCGTCAGCTTTGTGGCCTCCGGCAGCGGCGCGGCCACCGGCGCCAATGTGAATGCCCAGCAGAGCGCCGGTATCCCTCTGCGCGGCGGCACCGATACCGCAAGCACCATGCCGCCCTATCTGGCGGTCTATGTTTGGAAAAGGAGCGCATAATGTACAGTGATCTGGTAAGCTATTTTCGGGAAAGTCCCAACAAAAGCCAACGCAAAAACAAAACCTATAACCCCGAAGGGGTGATCGATGCCATCGTGGTGCATCATGTGGCAGGCGTCACGGAGGTGGAGCCGCTGGGGGCGCTGTTTGCAAGCCCCGAACGGCAGGCAAGCAGCAATTACGGCATCGGCAATGACGGACGCATCGCCTGCTTCGCCCCGGAGGAATTCCGCAGCTGGTGCTCCGGAAACCGGGGCATCGATCACCGCGCCGTCACCGTGGAGGTGTCCAACAGCGGCGGCGCGCCGGATTGGCCCGTGGGCGAACGGGCGTGGCAGAGCCTTGTGCAGCTGTGCGCCGATGTGTGCAGACGGCACCGCTTCCGCCTGCACTACACCGGTGATAAAGAGGGGAATCTGCATATGCACAAATGGTACCAGCCCACCGCCTGCCCCGGCCCGTACTTGGAAAAACGGTTCGCGCAGCTGGCGGAGGAAGTGAACAGACTTCTGGACGGCGAGGTGTTCTACCGTGTGCAGGTGGGGGCGTTCCGTGAAAAGCAAAACGCCGCCGCCCAGCTGGAAAAGCTGAAGGCAGACGGCTACGAGGGCTTCATCGTGGAGGTGCGCCGTGACCAGTGAGATCCTTGTGGCGCTGCTGGGACTGTGCGGTACGCTGGCAGGCTCCTTTCTGGGCGTGGTGGCGGCAGGCAAGCTGACCCAGTACCGGCTGCAGCAGCTGGAGGAAAAGGTCAACCGCCATAACCACATCATCGAGCGCACCTTCATTCTGGAGGGGCGCATGACCGAGGCGGAGCACGACATCCGCGACCTGAAAGCAAGAAATAATTGA